CAGTCAGTTCCAGATAGTAAGATAGAAGTTACTTTAAATAAGCATAAATATATTTCGTTCTTGATAGACGATATTGCTAAGTTCTTAGCAAAACCTAACTATCAGGCAGACCTTATGAACGAAGGTGTTGCTGTTCTTGCTGAACAAATCGAAAGCGATCTTTTAGCGCTTTATTCAAATGTAACCACTAACTTAATTGGTAGCGCTGGAACAGATTTAGACGCAGATGACATCGTAGACGCTGGTAAGAAGCTAAATGATTCAAAAGCTCCGTTGGCTAACAGAGCCGTTGTTATTTCAACTAAAGACCACGCCGCATTGCTTAAACTTGAAAAATTCACAAGTTCTAACTGGATAAGTGATAACCAGAGTGCATTGAAAGACGCTTCACTCGGTAGAAAATACGGATTTGATATCTTTATGTCTCAAGGTGTAAAAACTACTGGAACTTCTTCTGTTTCTACTAAAAACTTGGCTTTCAATAAAGGTGCTTTTGTTATGGTTTCTAGACCTTTAGCCGCTCCAGGTCCTCAATATGGAGTTGCTTCGAAAGTTCTTAGTGCAGACGGAATTGGACTTCGTGTAATGACTTCTTACTCTCATAAAGACGGTGGATATTTAACAACTATCGACTTACTTTACGGAGTTAAGACAATTCGTGAAGCTCTTGCTTGTCAGTTGATTAGCTAAACGCTATGCCAATCTTTTAGGTTGGCAACAGGAAGTTTATAAAAAGAATAATTCCGCCCTTTTATTCTTACTTCCTGCTGCTAACCTAAAAGGGTATTTTATGAAACTTGAGATGATAACAGTAAAGGATAGGAATAATGGTTATGGAATTTCTAAAGATTTAATTATTCACTATCTCAAAAAGAAAGGTATTCAGTTACTAGATAAGCTTGAAACAGACAAGCCGAAAGATTGTTCGCTTGTTTATTCTTACCCGACTAATCTTAAATGGGTACACGGACCGAAAAAAGTTTGTTTTACGATGTTTGAAACAGACAAGATACCTGATAATTGGATACCGTTTTTAAATAAATATGATTTAGTTTTAGTTCCAACAGAATGGGGCAAGGAAATATTTGAAAGGTGTGGAGTTAAAACTCCGATAAAGGTTCTTAACTTAGGTTATAATGCCGATGTTTATAAATATTATGATCGACCAGAACGGGATATTTTTACCTTTTTAAATTATGAGGCTTTTACTATTCGCAAGGGTTGGCACGAATTATTTGAGGCATTTAAAAGAGAATTTAAACCGAGCGAACCTGTAAGAATTATTTTTAAAACAGTAGCAAAAGAACACGGACAAAATATCGTTTCTTTAAATCAATATCCGAATATGGAATCAATTAACGAAGGATATTCTAACGAGCAGATGTTTGAGCTTTTGAAAGAGGCAGATTGTTTTGTTTTCCCTTCAAGGGGTGAAGGTTTTGGAATACCGCCACTTGAGGCAATGGCAACAGGACTTCCTGTTATTGCTCCAAACGCTCACTCAATTCAAGAATACTTTAGTTATAGATATATGATACCCGTAAATTATAAATCAGTTAAAGCAAGATATGATAATATAGAAGGGGACTTGGGGAATTTTATAAAATGTGATATCAAAGATTTACAACGAGCAATGAGGTTTGTTTATGAAGAAAGAAAGGACTGGAGGAAAAAATCTTTTAACACTAGCCAATATGTGCTAAAATATAAGATAGAGAATACAGTAAATAATTTAATAAGGGTATTGGAGAAATTATGTCAATAAATGCAATTCCAACCCATAAAGACGCCAACAGTTATACCACTTTGACAGAAGCTAATAATTATTTTACAAATTTTTATTATGGTCCTAATTCTTGGGCAAACGCTTCGAACGCCAATAAAGAATTAGCGCTGAGACAAGCAACTAGAATAATAGATAGATGTCGCTTTTTCCACGAAAAATATGATGGCGAACATCAACGATTAGAGTTTCCCCGAAGTGATGAGGAAAATTGGAACGGAAAGGCTTTTAGCGGTAGTATTACAACTTTAATCGATACTAATTTAATTTCAACAAGTAATTCAGAATTATATCCTGATGATTATTGGAATGGTGGTTGTCTTTATATCACTAGCGGAACGAATAAGTTTGAGAAAAGATTGATTAGTGATTTCGACAGGGCTACGGGAAAAATAACAGTTAGTTCTGCTTTTACTTCCGCGATAGATAATACTTGCGAATATACGATTGTTAAAAAAATACCTCAAGAGATTAAAGACGCTCAATGTGAAATTGCCCTTTGGCTTTTAGACGGAAAGAATAAATCGGGTAGAGCACAATTACAAGCAGAAGGTGTTAAATCTTATTCTATTGGTGATTTATCGGAAACTTTTGATGTCGGTGGACAAAGTATTGCAATGCCTAAAGAAGCATACGATTTATTAGAAATGTTTATTTGCCGAACAGGAGTATTTTAATGATTGAAACTTATCTACAAACTAAGGCGACTATTTATCTCCAGGGAGTATTAGATAAATGGGGAAGGCAAAGTTTTAGCACAGGTACGGAAGTAGATTGTAGGTGGCAGGAGATAAATGATTTAGTCAAAGACGAAAAAGGCAATGACATAACCGCTAAAGTTAAAATGTTTTTAGAGTCAGATATCTCAATTTCTAACGAAGATCGGGTTATAAAAGACGGAGTTAATTATAGGGTTATTTCAGTTTCTACAAAAGGCTTTATAGAGCAAAATTCACATAGAGAGGTATTATTAAGATATGAGTAGTCAATTTAAAGGAATAAGTAGTGTTCTAAGAAATCTCAATAAGGTCGAGAAAATTGTTGTTAATTCTATAGAGCAAGGAGTTAACGATTTAACAAATAAGCTTTTAGCCGATAGCCAAAAACAAGTTCCTCATGACATCGGAACATTAGCAGGTTCAGGTCATACAGTCCCAGCTTCAAATAAAGGTGGTATGATAGAAGGTAAGGTTGGTTATAATACACCTTATGCAGCACGACTTCATGAACACCCAGAATATAAATTCCAAAAAGGCAGAAAAGGAAAATATCTTATTGATCCTTTGAAAAATTTAGTAAGTACAGGGAAAAAGTATTTAGAAGGAATATTAAGGAGTGCTTTAAATGGCTAAACTTATTGAAGAAATATCAAGTTACTTAGTAGCTCAAGGTATTAAAGGTTCTGATAATGCTACTGCTTTGATTGAGGGAACAAGTATCTTTTTAGGAATACAACCGAGCGAACCAAAAGAGTGTTTAACTATTTATGATACGGGTGGATTAAAACCAGAGATTGATATGGCGATTTCAAATCCAACTATTCAAATAATAGCAAGAGCAACCGAATATGAAGAAGCTAAAACTTTAGCGATGAACGCTTATAATATTTTACATAGATTAATGAATACTAATCTAGGTGATAACTATGTTTATTTCTGTAATGCACAACAAGAGCCAGGAGATATAGGTAGGGACGATAATGATAATTTTGAAATTAGTTGCAACTATTTGTTAAAAATACGATAATTAAATTAGTTAATAACGCGAGTTAGTCGGCTCGCAAATTAAGGGCAGAAGGAGTTACAATGGGAGATATTACAAAAGTAAAATTAGGTTCTTGCTCTGTCAATTTTGACGGAACGGATTTAGGACACACAAAAGGCGGAGTAGAAATTTCCTATGACCCTGATTTTACCGATATTACAGTCGATTTATATGGCGATACTCCAGTAGATAAGAGATTAAAAGCGGAGAATTTTTCGGTTAAGATTCCTTTAGCAGAAAAAACCTATAATGTTTTGAAAGCCGCTATTCCTTCGGGAACTTATTTTAGTACTGGTGGACGCAATAAATTAACTATTGGTAAACAGGCAGGATTTTCCCTTGCTTCTGTTGCTAAGAGATTGGTTCTACACCCAACTGAAAATGCCACTACAAACAAGGATGATGATGTTGTGATGTGGAGTGCAGTATCAATTGATGAAGTTTCACTACCTCATAAATTCGATGAGCAAACTATTATTGAAGTTACGATGATGGCTCTAATAAACGAAAATATGAGCGCAGGAAACTACCTAGCAACTATCGGTGATACGACAATTTAAAATTAGTTAATAAAAAAGGGCAAAAATGGATAATTACTTAGACTTAGATACATTAGTTTCAAGAACTTTCAAGATTAAAGGTAAGGAGATTATTTTTAATCTTCCACCTCTTACGAAGTTAAAACCTTTAATTGAATTAGAAAATAAAACTACTACTATGAATGACCCAGAGGAGCTTATTAAGGCGATAAAGGAAGTTATAACGAAAATTATACCTGAGATTCCGCCTGAAATCTTTGACGGGTTAAATTCTATTCAATTAAAAGCAATGACTAAATTTATTGTCGGAGTTAATAACGCTGATATTGCGCTAAGTAAAAAAAAATAGTTGAGCCGTTTGCTAGGTTAGCCCGTTTCTATGGATTTAGCCATAAAGAAATGGCAAATATGCCACTACCTTTATTGCAAGGCTACCTAACAAATATCCGCAACTTAAGAGCTGAAGAAAATTTAATCTCATTGACACTATTGAACGATCCGAAACCAACTTGGCAAATAGATTATAAGAAATCTAAAAGCAAAATCGGACAATTAGCAAAAAGGTTAAATGAAGAATTAGAACAAGATAATCCTTATTGGGAAAATGAAAAGTTGGACCGAGAAGGACTACATCGACTTAAAGGTATAATAACGGAGGCTCAAACAAGAGGTAAAAATGTTTAATATAGGTTCTATCTTAGCTTCTATAAAGGCGGACGTATCGGGCTTTAAATCGGCAATTGCTTCCGTAAAGTCCGATATTAGTAGTCTTGGAACTACGACAGGAGCCTTAAATAATATCGGTAAGGGGATAGTAGGAGTTGCAAAGAAAAGCGTAATGGCTCTCGGTGTGGCAGGTGTCGCGGCGGGAGTTTTTACGACTAAAAGTGCTTCTGATTTCGAGCAGGCTAAAATAGCTTTTGGAACAATGCTTGGTTCGGCTGATGAGGCAGGTAAGTTAATGGTTAAAATTTCTGATTTTGCCGCTAAGACACCTTTCGAATTACCTCAATTAGTAGAAACCGCAAAGCAACTTATGGCCTTTGGAGTTAGTGCTGATGAAATGATACCGACTGTTAAAATGTTAGGAAATATATCGTCAGGAACAGGAGCTGACATCGGTAGAATTTCTTACGCTTTCGGGCAGGTTAAAGTTCAAGGTCATTTAATGGGACAAGACCTTATGCAGTTTACCAACGCAGGCGTTCCTTTAATTAAACTTTTAGCAGAACAATTTGGTGTTTCTCAGGGAGAAGTTAAGGCTTTAGTTAGCGAAGGCAAAGTAGGATTTCCCGAAGTTGAAAAAGCATTACAAAGTCTAGGTGGCGAGCAAGGAAAATGGGGTACTATGATGGACTCCCAGTCTAAAACTTTCGGCGGTATTCTATCAAATATTAAAGATAACTTTGGAAGAATTGGACGAGAGATTATAGGTATTAATGAAAATGGTGAAATAAAAAAAGGTGGTTTATTCTTTCACTTAAAAAATGCCGCACAGGTCTTTATGACTTGGTTAGACGAGAATAGAGAAACTATTCAATCGGTTTTTAATGCGATTATAGCGGGGATCGGATCGGTTGTAGAAGTTGGAGTAGGTATAATCGGTTGGTTTCAACAAAATCAATGGGCTATGGTTGCCTTAGCAGGCGCTATTCTTGGCGTAATAGTTCCAGCGCTTGTAATTTATACCTTTACTATGATTAAGGCGGCGATAGCTACTTTAGCGGAGATATGGCCATTATTACTAATCGGAGCGGCGATAGCACTACTCGTTGTCTATTGGAAAGATATAGTTACTGCTATAAAAAATGCTGCTAAATGGATTGGCGATGGTGTAATGAGTATTATAGATTGGCTAGCACAAATCCCCGCAAAAACAATAGAGTTTTTAGGTAAACTTCCATATTTAATCGGGCATTTTATCGGGTGGGCTATAGGAAGTTTAATTAAACTGTTTGCAAACGGAATTACGGGAG